GACTTCTATTACAGAAGAACTTTTATCTTGGTCAGAAAATTTTTTAGAAAAGCCAAGTAAAGATTTAGGGGGATGGACAGTTTGTCCTTATGCTAAAGCAGCTAGATTAAAAAATCAAGTCAAGATAGTAGAGTTAAACGATAGTAAAGAATTTTTATATACTGTTTCTAAAGAAGCAAGAACAATAAAAAAACAAAATAAAAAATTAATTATTGTAGCTTGTGATGATATAAGTATATATGTAGATGAACTAGCTTGTTACATTGAAGCTTTAAATTATGCATTTGTATACCATGATGTATATCTTATGCCTTTTCATCCAGAAGATAATGAGGATGATGTAAAGTTTTTACAAGAAGAAAGTATAATTAAACAAGCTGATAAACCTTTTTATATGGTTCTTATTCAACCATATAATGAATTGGAGAAAGCATCAAAGCTTCTTCATAAAAAAGGGTATTATGATAAATGGGATAAAGACTATTATCAAGATACTGTAATTAAACGACAAACCTATAGGAGAGTATACAATGATGGGAAAAAAGAAAACAGCTAAAAAAGGAATGAGCATGATGCGTGGTGGTGGAATGACTAAAAAGAAAAGAGTCAAGAAAGCTATGGGCGGTGCTATGAAAAAGAAAAATGGCATGGGCATGATGCGTGGCGGAATGGCTAAAAAAGCTAAGAAAAAATAATGTCTGAAAATTTTAAAAAAATAGAAGTTAAAACAATTAATATTCCGGGATTCGGTAGTTATACCGGTCCTATAAAAATTTTACCATCTAAATTGGGTAGTGGTAAACAAAAAACAAAAAGCACAAAATCACCAGCACCTGTGAGTAGATTAAGAAAAGGTGGTATGGCTAGAAAGAAGAAATAGTATGTCCTCTACAACTGTAAAAATTAAAACAATTAATATACCGGGCTTTGGAGAATATACTGGTCCTGTAACTATTGTACCAAAAGGACAATCTGGTCTTACTAAAAAATATAAAAAATCAAATCCAATTACTGCTATGGGTGGTCAAGGTGGTTATAAAACTGTGCCATATGATTATAATATAGATAATTATAGAAAAGGTGGAGTAGTAAAAAAATAATGGCAACTGATGAATTAACAAATCAGATGGATAAATTTTTAGTACCAAGTACATCTATGAATCCTACTATGGGATTATATGATGTTGCTACTCCACAAAGTGCAAGAGAAGGAACACCTAAAAGATTATTTGACCCGATGAGAGCAAGATATCAAGAAGGTGATATTGTAACAGAAGATACAAAAGAATATAATAAAGCATTATCAGTTTATCGTCAAATGAAAAAAAGTGGTAGTGATGATGATGTGATAGCAACTTATATTGGATTACCTATGCTTAATAAAATTAAAATGAACTCTGAAAATGTAACACAAATGAATGAAGGAGGTGTTCCACCTTCAATACCAAATACAAATACAGAGTTTGAAGATTTTTTAAAACAATATAATTATCAAAAAAAATATAACGAATATAATAAAATTATGGAACAGTTTAAAAAATATCAAGAAAATAAAAAGAAAACTAAAGATGGTGTGCCAACAATGGAAGCTGCTACAGGTGGCTTAATGGGTGGAGACCCAAGATTAGGAAGAGTACAAGAAGATATAGGTTACAGAGCATATCAAGAAGGTGGCGAAGTAACTGATGAACCTATGGAAATAGAAGAATTAAAACCCGATGTATCAATGCAAATGGAATCAGCTATGATGCCGGGTGAAGAAGTTGAAACAGATGCTAATATAGATACTTCTGTTTTATCTTCTGATGAGGAACAAATTTTAGAACAAGCTTTAGAACAATATCCAAAGTTATTGGAAATTATTTCTAAAATGACTATGAAAGAATTTACCGGTTCTGGTGAAGTAGATGGACCGGGAACAGGAACTTCAGATTCAATTCCAGCTATGTTATCAGATGGAGAGTTTGTATTTACAGCAAAATCAGTAAAACAAATTGGTGTAGACAAACTTAGAAATCAAATGAAAAAAGCGGAAGAAGAATATGATAGAGCCATGAATGTACAAGAAGCAAATCAAAGTAAAGCTTCTGACGAACCAATGATGGCAAAAGGTGGATTGTTATCCACTTCAATATAGAGCTACCCGGGTTATCACCTAGGCACTCTATATCGGCTACTTTTACATACTGTAAAACCCCAATTAACTAAAAGAAAGGTGATAAAAAATGGTTGAAGGTAATGAGAACACTTTATTAAACAAAGCTACTTCTCAGAAAAGCGAAAGCGAAGAAGCAAATCCTTATAATATGAAAAAAGATTATATTGATTATGACCAACAAAAACAAAATGCATCTACAACTTTTCAAGATGCAAACACAATAGCTGTTAAGAAAGACCCTCCGAAAGTTGTTGTTAATTCTATGCAATCACAAGAACTACAGGAAGATACTCCAGAAGAACAAGCTGACCAACCTTATAAAAAGGTAGACTACAAGAAAAGATACGATGACCTTAAAAAACATTACGATACTCGTGTTAATTCTTTTAAGCAAAGAGAAGAAGAACTTTTAGCTGAAGCTAGGTCAAGTAGACCTAAATATAAAGCTCCTAAAAGTGCTGAAGAACTTGATGCATTTAAGAAAGAATATCCAGATGTTTATAATGTTGTTGAATCTGTTGCTCACATTCGAACTTCAAAAGAGTTAGAAGATGTTAAGGAGGAGGTTAACTCACTTAAAAAGTTAAACCAACAAGCTAACAAAGAAAGAGCAGAAGCTAAATTAAAAACAATGCATCCAGACTTTGAAGTAATTCGTGAGTCTGATGATTTTCATAATTGGGCTAATAGTCAACCAGAAGAAATAAAAGGTTGGGTATATGGTAATAACTCTAATGCAGAGTTGGCTTCAAGAGCAATTGACCTTTTTAAACAAGATACCGGCAAGTCTAAATCTAAAGAAACATCTGGTGATGTTGTACCTGCTTCTGAAATGATAAAAATTAAGAACAGTAAAGACATCGGCTATGGCTCTAAGAAAATTTGGACTCGTTCTCAAATAGCGGCTATGTCTCAGACAGAGTTTGATAAGAATGAAAATTCTATAACCGAAGCTATGCGAGAAGGTCGTATTATAAATGATATGGGCAATCGTAAGTATGGCGGTTCTGGTAACCCAACTTATTAAACAATTAAACAGATATAGTCATCACATTAACTTTTAATTAATAAGGGAGAATACAATGGCTGTATTTCAAAATGCTTCCGGTGGTGCTAACAATAACTTTAATGCAGGTACTTCCGGTCAAACTAATGAGTTCTTCGTACCAGAAATTTTCTCGAAAAAGATTCAAAACTTTTTCAGAAAGTCTTCTGTAATCGAAGCAATAACTAACACAGACTATGCGGGTGAAATCGCAGCTTTTGGTGATACTGTAAACATCATCAAAGAGCCAACAATCACAGTAGCAGCTTACACAAGAGCAGCTTCTACTTCTAAACAATTCCTAAGTGACCAAGAGTTAACACTTGTCATTGACAAAGCTAACTCATTCAAGTTCATTGTAGATGATATCGAAGAGAAATTATCTCACATTAACTTTGCGTCAGTAGGTGCGTCTAGTGCAGCATACACACTAAAAGACACTATGGATGCTGAAGTTCTATCTGCTATGTTTGCAGGTGTATCAACTTCTGCTCCAGACCACAGACTCGGTGGTGACGGAAATGGTGCTGCATCAACTAGCTTCAGTTCTAATGACCCACTTGATATGGGTAATGGCGGTTCAGAACTTAGTCCTTTAAAAATCATGGCTAGAATGGCTAGACTTTTAGATGATTCACAAGTTCCAGAAGAGGGCAGATGGTTTGTCGCAAAACCAGAGTTCTACGAAGAACTAGCTGATACTGATTCAAAACTAATGTCATCTGACTTTAACCAAGGTGACGGAGGTGTAAGAAACGGACTAGTAGCATCTGGACAAATCAGAGGATTTTCTATGTATAAATCTTCAAATGTTCCAGCAACTGTAAACGCAACTGCAACTGGTCAATGTTTAGGTGGACACATTTCATCTACAGCAACTGCACAATCAATTCTTAATATTGAAACTCTAAGAGATACCGATACTTTCGGTGACATCGTAAGAGGTCTTCATGTATATGGAAGACAAGTATTAAGAGACGATGCACTTGTAAAAGCAATCTACACAATTGACTAATATACAATTACACAAGGGGCGATTAAATTCGCCCTTTGTTTTATAAAATATAAAAAAGGATTTACAATGGCACACAGTTTTAAAAACGGAATACAATACGCTGATGTTATAACAAGACATCAACCTCATGTATTAAAAGGGGATAGAGTTGCTTCAACACATCATGGTAAAGATTTACATCCTAGAAAATATGGGGTAGAAGATTTAAGAAGAGAATGTGATAAAGGTGACATGGGAACAAATGGCAGAGAAAAACTTTATCCAGAAGATTTAAAGTTTCCAAAAGTATAATTAAGGAGAGTTAATGGCTGCTCCGTTTAGAACATTCTTAGATTTATGTAATACTCTTATTAGAGAAATTAATGAAGTTGAATTAACTTCTTTAAATTTTAATAATGCAGTAGGTATACAAAAATTTATTAAAGATACAATCAACAGAGGTTACTTTGATATTTGTAATGCAGAAGACAAATGGAGTTTTCTTGCAGTAGGTGACCCTTCAAATAATTACTATGGTAATGTTAATGTTGAAACAGTATCTGGAACAAGATGGTATAAATTTAATACATCATCTACAGGAGTAACTACAGA